AACGTCGTCGATTACGGCTTCATCGAGAAACAGGTTCTCGCTGACGCCACGAAGTTTCGGGTGGCCTATTACGGTCAGGCGAAGCGGGAATCCCATGAAGGCGGTCTTGCAATCGACCGCTTCAATGCGACCGGCACCGCGGTGCGGCTCGAGCAGGAAGGCATCCCGGTCGTTTTGTTCGGGCAGGGGTTCGTATCGCTGTCGGCGCCGTCGAAAGAGCTGGAGCGCCTCGTGATGGCGAATGGCTTTCATCACGGGGGCCACCCGCTGTTCCGCCGGCATGCTCAAGCGGTCGCGGTCGTCTCCGATGACGCCGAGAACATCAAGCCGACCAAGGCGAAGTCGAATGGCCGGATCGATCTGATTGCAGGCCTCGTGAACGCGCTCGGCATCGCGACCTCTTCTCCGGGCGAGAAGCCGAAATCCTTCTGGGAAGTCGCATAAGGGGTGACGCTTTATGGGCTTCCTTTCGCGGGTGTGGCCCTTGCAGTGGAAGTCCACCGGCAAGGAAATCACATCCTCCCTCGATCTGTTTCGGGAAGTGTACGGTTCGCGGCTCTCCGCTGCCGGCGTGCCGGTGAATTGGTGGACGGCGCTGCAGGTAACGACGGTTGCGGCATGCGCGCGGGTGCGCGCGGAAGGGTTGACGGTCCCGTTTCGGGTTTATCAGGAGACCGCTGGCGGGCGGAAGATCGCGGTTGATCATCCGCTGCATCTCTTGATCAGCCGCAAGCCGAACGACTGGCAGACCTCGCTCGAATTCCTGGAGACGATCTCGTTTCATCTCGATCTGACGTTCAACGCCTTTGTGTTCGTCAATCGGGTCGGTCGTGCACGTGAGATTCGGGAATTGATCCCGATCGAGCCGGGTCGCGTCACTGTTGAACAGAAGGACGATTACTCGCTCGTCTACAAGGTGCGAGGCAAGAACGGCGCGGAGCAGATTTTCCCCGCGGACGCGATATGGCATCTGCGCGGGCCGTCCTGGAATTCCTGGATCGGCCTCGATGCGATCGCGATGACCCGCAACGCCATCGGGCTGTCGACAGCGATTGAGCAAGCACAGAGCGACGGACAGAAGAACTCGCCGCAGACCACGGCGGTGTATGCAGTCAAGGAGAACCTGTCGCCCGATAAGTTCGGCTTTCTTGCTGCATGGATGGACAAGCATCTGCCGGGAGGCGAGCGCGCCGGCAAGCCAATGATCCTCGACATGGGAGCGGAATTCACCCGCATGGCGATGTCAGCGATCGACCAGCAGTTGATCGAGACGCGGAAGTTTCAAATCGAGGAAATCTGCCGCGGCATGCGGGTATGGCCGATTATGGTGGGTCATGCCGGCGATCAGTCGCCGACCTTCGCGAGCGCATCTGAATTCTTCCAGGCGCACAAGACATACACGCTCGATCCGATCTACCGGCGCATCTCGCAGAGCGCCAACGTCAATCTGCTCGGCGTCGACGATCTGAAGGCTGGTTTCTACACGAAGTTCGTTGTCAACGCGCTGATGAGCACGGCGCCGCAGGCGAAGTCGGAATACTACACGAAGGCACTCGGATCGGGCGGCACCAAGGGCTGGCTCACGCAGAACGAAGTCCGCGATCTCGAAGACATGGATCGCAGCGACGATCCGGAAGCCGACAAGCTTCCGCAGCCGCCGGCCAAACCTGTGACGAATCCAGGCGAGCGCCCGCAAGGCAAATCTGGAGACGAATGATGGACCGCCTCGACGGAGTTGCGGAATTCAAATTTGCGGATGCCGACGCGACCGCGCGCGGTGAATTCATCGGCTATGCGTCGACGTTCGGGAACGTCGATCTCGGCGGCGATATTGTCGATCGCGGCGCCTTCACGAAGACGCTGGCCACGAAGAAGCTGAAGGACATCAAGATGTTCTTCGGCCACGACGCGCGCTCGGTGCCGATCGGCAAATGGCTTGAACTGCGCGAAGATGATCGCGGCCTGATGGCGCGCGGTCAGTTGACGCTGGATATCCCTCGCGCTCGCGACGTTCATGCGGCGATGAAGGACGGCACGCTCGACGCGATGTCGATCGGGTATCGTGTGCCGCAAGGCGGCTCCGTTCTGGAGCGCAATGGCCTGGTGTGCCGGCTGAAGGAAATCAACCTCTTCGAAATCTCGGTCGTGCCGATCGGCATGAACCCGCGCGCGGGCATCTCGCGCGTCAAGGCTCTTGAATGGCTGGACGGCCCACTGTGCCGCGCCATCGAGCAAGAGCTCCGCAAGGAACTGAATTTGTCGAACGCGGCTGCGGTGAGCGCGGTTGCGATCCTCAAGAAGCACCTCCGTGAGGGCGGTGATCTCGACTGCGCTGATGCGTCCCGTGAGGCGGACGGTCTGGCGGAAACGGCGGCATCCCTTCGCCGCAATATCTCAACCCTCACCCGATGGTGAATCAAATGGATATGACGGAATTCAAGACCCTGCTCGACAAGCAGGGTGAAGCCTTCGAGGCCTTCAAGGGCATGATCGATGGCGAGATGAAGAAGAAGGCGAATGCCGACGACATCATCTCCAAGGACAAGCTCGAGAAGATCGAGAAATCCCTCGACACCGCGGTCGAGGCCAAGGCCGCGATCGAGGCCAAGATCGAGGCCGAGAGGAAGGAGCGCGAAGAACTCGAAAAGAAGTTCAACCGCATGGGCGTCACCAAGGACGGTGACGCCGGCAAGCGCGAGCTTGAGATCAAGACTCACAATCTGACTCTGATCGCGCACAATGCCGAGCGGAAGGAATCCTTCGCGCCGCTCGACGAGAAGGGCTATGACGAATACAAGGCGGCGCACTCGCGCTATTTGCGCAAGGGCGATCGTCTGCTGTCCCCGGAAGAGATGAAGACCCTCTCGGTCGGCTCCGATCCGGATGGTGGTTATTTCGTCACCCCGGACACCGGCGGCCGTATCGTCAAGAAGGTCTATGAAACCTCGCCGATCCGTCAGATCGCCTCGGTGCAGACCATCTCGACCGATGCTCTGGAAGGCATCGAGGATCTGGGCGAGGCCGGCGCCGGCTATGCCGGCGAGCAGGCGCAGGGCAGCGACACCACGACGCCGCAGGTCGGCAAGTGGCGCATCCCGGTCTACTGGATCGACACCGAGCCGAAGACCACCCAGCAATTGCTGGATGACAGCGTGGTCGATATCGAAGCCTGGCTCGCCGACAAGGTCGGCAACAAGTTCGGGCGTTTCGAAAACAACGAGTTCGTCAACGGTGCGGCCAAAATCCGGGGCTTTGCCTCGTATCCGACCGCTGCGGATTCGGGTTCGGGCGTGACCTGGGGCTCGATCGGCTACGTCAAGTCCGGTGCCTCGGCCGATTTCGCGGCTTCGACCCCGGCCGACAAGCTGTTCGATCTGATCGGGTTGGTGAAGCAGGAATATCTCGCAAATTCCCGCTGGGTGACTCGTCGCTCGGTCATCACCAAGGTCCGCAAGTTCAAGGAGTCGACCACGAACGGCTACATCTGGCAGCCGGGTCTGCAGGCGGGTGTGCCCGAGCAGTTGCTCGGCTATCCGATCACGCGCGCGGAAGATACGCCGGCGCTCGCGGCCGACAGTCTCTCGCTGTGGTTCGGTGACTTCGCGGCGGCCTACCAGATCGTCGATCGCCAAGGCATGCGCACCCTGCGCGACAACCTGACCTCGAAGCCCTACGTCAAGTTCTACACCACCAAGCGTACCGGTGGCGGCGTGGTGAACTTCGAAGCCATCAAGACGATGCTGTTCAACAGCTAGCCCGCGCATTGACCGGCGGCCTCCCGGCCGCCGGTTCGCGATCTTCAAACCCAATTCAAGCGAAAGGATCACGTCAATGCGTGACATGCACAACAACATCAGCGTTCTGCGGGCGATCAAGCCCGTGGCCGTTGGTACGACGGGCGCCGCCAACGGCCAGCTCTCCGGCATCATCGATCGCCGGGGGTTCGATACCGTCGAGTTCATCTATCAGTCCGGCGGCAGTGCGTCGGTTGCCGACACGATCACTCCGGTCGTGCTGGAAGCCGCGGCCACCGGCGACTCGTTCACGTCCGTCGCCAATGCCGATCTGCTCGGCACCGAGGCGGCGCTCACCCTCACCACGGCGGCGGGTGTTGTCGGTCGTGTCGGCTATCAGGGCAACAAGCGCTATCTGAAGCTCCGGCTTTATGGCGTCGGCACCGCGACCGCGCTGGTTGCGGCCTCGGTCGTGCTCGGCAAGCCTTCGCGCGCTCCGGTCGCCTAGTGTCGGAAGCTCAAGAAATTGCGCCGGCATCCGTGCCGGCGCATATCGCCATCGTCGGCCTTGGGCCTTCGTGTGCGACTTTCTTCGAGCTGACCCGCCGTCTCGGCGGCGTCTCCGCCTATTGCGATGAGGTCTGGGGCCTCAACGCAATGGGCGATGTGCTGAAGTGCCATCGCATCTTCCATATGGACGACCTGAAGATTCAGGAAAGCCGCGCCGCGCTCAATCCGGATGGCAATATCGCCGCGATGGTGCGCTGGCTGAAGACGCATCCCGGACCGGTCTATACCAGCATCGCGCGCGAGGGATATGCGGGCCTGGTGCCATTTCCGTTGCAGGATGTTCTGAACCGCGGCAGCGATGCCAACGGTGGCGCACCGTATTTCAATTCCACCGGCGCCTATGCGGTCGCCTATGCGATCCATATCGGGGTCAAGCGCATCTCGCTGTTCGGGATGGATTACACGCTGCCGAATGCGCACAAGGCCGAGAAGGGCCGGGCCTGTGTCGAATTCTGGCTTGGCGTGGCTGCCGCGCGCGGCATTCAGATCACGGTGCCGGAGCAAACCTCGCTGCTCGATGCCTGCGAGGACCCGCGCGACCGGCTCTATGGCTACGACTGCGTGGATGTCAGCCTCGAGGATCAATCGGACGGATCGGTGAAGGTGGGGTTCACTCAGCGAGCTGATATTCCGACCGCCGAAGAGATCGAGAAGCGTTACGACCACGGCCAGCATCCGAACCGGCTGGTGCGGGAAGGTTGAGATGTATCGTCCGGTCCAAACAGTGGCGCCTGTGATTAAGCCGATCACGCTGACCGAAGCGAAGGCATGGCTCGATATCTCGTACACCAACAAGGATACAGTGATCACGGGGCTGATCGCGGCTGCCACGGCGCATCTGGACGGGTGGGCGGGAATCCTAGGGCGATGCCTGTGCGAGCAAACCTGGCGGCAGGATTACGACCGGTTCGCACGCTGCCTGCGCATTCCGCTCGCGCCGGTGATCTCGATCACCAGCGTGAAGTATACCGACACGAATGGCGCCGAGCAGACGATCGATGCGGCGTACTATTCGCTGTTGGTCGACGATCTTGGTCCTTATGTGAAGTTTCTGGACACCTATTCGTTTGCCGCCTTGAGCGATGTGCGGCCTGCGGTGCGGGTGACCTACCTTGCCGGATATCCGACGGTGACGGGTGCATGGTCAGGGCCGGACGATATCAAGCACGCAATGGCGCTCCTGATCCGTCACTGGTTCGACAATCCTTCCGCCGTAAATGTTGGGAACATCGTGGCGAAGATGCCGCTCTCAGTGGAATCCTTGCTCGCGAAGTATGAGCGAAAGCGCTTCTGATGCAGCGCCGGTATGACCGGATCGTCACGGTGCAGCGTGCATCGATGGTCCAATCAGAGTCCGGAGAGCCGGTGCCGACCTGGTCGGATATCGCGTTCCAGATACCAGCCTCGCAAGTGCCTACGCCGGGGGCGGAGCGCTACACGTCGGCTCAGGAAGTGGCGGAGCAGGAAGTCACCTTCACCGTGCGGTTTCACTCGATCCCGGATGTCTATCGTCCGCTGACGCCGAAGGATCGGTTGATCTATCCCGCGCATGATGTGAGCGCCAATACGCAGGCGCCGGCCGTGGGGCGGGTTTTCGATGTTCTTGGAGCGGAAGAGGTTGGCCGGGAAGTCGATCTTCGCATCCGCTGCTCTCGCCGGACCGATGCCTGATGGCACTCAAGGATATCCGAAAGGCGTTTCGCGCGCATCTGCTCGGAAATGCAGCGGTCGCGGCCCTTGTCGTGGCGCGAGTATACCCGGTGAGGCTACCGCAGGGTGAGCGCGGGGATTCGATCGCCATCAATGAGATTTCGGGCGTCGGTGATCATCACATGGAAGGTGCGTCGGGGCTTTCGACGTCGCGCATCCAGGTCGGGTGTTGGTCGAAGACGGCCGATGGCGCTCATGCGCTGCATCTCGCGGTGAAAGAAGCGGTCGACGGTTACTGCGGCCCGATGGGCTCGGGTGCGAACGAAGTAGAAGTTCAGGGCGTGTTTATCGATAGCTGGCGGGATATTGACGATACCGTCGCGGACCTGCGCGGCAAGCTTGCCGATTATCGCGTGGTCTATTCGGAGCGGTGATGGCCAAGAAGTTCTTCAAGCTGGAGGGCCTGAAGGAGTTGGATGAGGCCTTGAAGGAATTGCCGAAGGCGACCGCGCGGAATGTTCTGCTCCGGACCTTGAAGGAGCAGGGCCAGCCGATCGCCGATGCCGGCGAAGCCAATGCGCCGCGGTTGAGCGGCAAGCTTGCGGACTCCTACACGGTCGGTACCAAGCTTTCCCGGCGGCAAAAGGGTCTGCACAAGAAAGAATCCATGGTCGAGGTCTTTGTTGGCCCGACGCCGCATCCAAAATCAGTGCAGACCGAATTCGGCAATTCGCACCAGGCGCCGCATCCGCATCTTCGTCCCGCATGGGACGGCAACGTAATGCGTGTGCTGGATGGCATCAAGACGTCGCTCGCGGAACAGATCGAAAAGGCCCGCGCAAGGCTCGCCCGCAAGGCAGCGCGTGAACTCGCGAAAATGAAGGGATGACTGTGGAAAGTTCGGCCGTGCGGCATTTTTATTGGCGTAGGACCAAACTAGAATCGGTCCATGACCCAAAAATATTGCTCCAAGTGTCAAGAGATCAAAGTCCTCGCTGATTTCAATCGAGATAAGTCTCAGCCGGACGGATTCACCCTAAACTGCCGCGCTTGCCGGAAGGGGTATCATGATCGATGGTACGCGAGCCTTGATGACCATGATCGCCAAGGAAGGCTAGATCGCAGCAAAGAGCGACGAGCTCGGTGGCAGTCCGCCTACTATGCGAAGCGCAGGGAATGGCACGCGGATTATGCGCGCAGATGGGTCAAAGATAATATTGATGCGCATCGGGCTCACACCCGTGAGGCCATGCGCCGGCGCCGCGCTACTGCCAAAGGACGTTTAGAGAGTAACGTGTCGCGCGCGTTGGTTAGAGCGCTGCGCGAGGTAAAGAACGGGGAGCCGTCTTTTAAGCTTCTCGGCTTCACTGTTGAAGAATTGATGAGGCATCTTGAGCGTCAGTTTCAGGACGGAATGTCTTGGGAAAACTACGGCGACTGGCACGTAGACCACATCGTTCCCTTAGCCCTCCACGAGTACAGCAAGGCGACTGATCAAGGATTTAAAAGCGCATGGGCGCTTTCGAACCTGCGCCCGCTATGGGCGCCTGAAAATGTCAGAAAGGGGGCGCGGCGTCTCCTTCTGGTCTAGCAAAGGAGACGTGAAATGGCAGATATCAGCGTGACGGCCGGCAACGTGGTGAGCGGATCCAATGCTGTCACCGAAAACGGCTTTGCCGGCGCTGCGATCACGGCAGGCCAGATGGTTTATCGTGACGCCGCTGGGCTTTATCAGCTCGCGGATTCGAACGGCGCTGCCGCATTGCGCGTACCGCGCGGCGTGGCGCTGAATAGCGCCGGCGCCAATCAGCCGCTTGCGATCCAGCGCTCCGGCGATATCACGATCGGCGGCACGCTGACGGCGGGCGTGACCTATTACCTGTCCGATACGCCGGGCGGGATTTGCGCGCTGGCCGATGTCGGCTCGGGTGAATATGCCTGCATCGTTGGTATCGCGAAGTCGACCTCGGTGCTTGCGATCGGCATCAACGCTTCCGGCGCAACGCTGTCCTGATCTTCCGTCCCGATCCGCTGGGTTATTGCGGGCAACCCTCACAATCTGATTCCAAAGGAGCGCCGCGATGACGACGCAGGCAAAGATCGGCTATGGCGTGTTGTTCAAGATCGGCAATGGTGCCTCGCCGGAAGTGTTCACGACGGTTGCGGAGGTGACCTCGATCACGCCGCCGAGCTTGGCGCGCGATTCGATCGATGCGTCTCATGAAGAGAGTCCGGAAGGTTGGCGCGAGTTTATCGGCGGCATGAAGGATGGCGGCGAGGTTTCGCTGGAGCTCAATTTCGTGCCGGGAAGCGCCACCACGCTTTTACTGCTGGCTGAGATCGAAGCCGCCGCCGGCAATAAGCAGATCGTCTTCACGACCGGTGAAATCTTCAGCTTCAAGGCACTCTGCACTGCCTTCGAGCCGGAAGCGCCGCTCGACGACAAGATGGTCGCGAGCGTTACCTACAAGGTGTCCGGCAAGCCGACCCTGGCCTGACGGTGAACCAATGGCAAATCCGTTGAAGGGTGAGGTGGCGTTCGATGTCGAGGGGAAATCCTACACCCTGCGCATCGATTTTGCGGCGATGGCGAAGATCGAGGGGTTGACGGAGAAGACCTTCCCGGAATTTGCGGCGCAGTATTCCGACGCTTCGAAGATCAAAGTGTCGGATGTAATCCTGTTCTTCTGGGTCGGTCTGTCTCGACATCATCCTGACCTCACGCGAGATCAGGCCGCCGACCTGATGCAGGACATGGGACCGATCGATATCACTGTCGCCTTGATCGCGAAGGCGATGGCGCGCGGACAGCAAGAGGCCCCGGCGAAGCCGCGCCCTCAGAAGCCGGGCCGTCGAGGATAGATTGGTCCGGCCTATTGATCGCGTGGCGTCGCAGCGGGTTTGCGGAAGCGGAGTTCTGGGAATCAACCCCGCGGCTTGTGGAGTTGGCTTTCGAGGCCGCCTCTCAATTGCAGGATCGCGAGCATAATGATCGAGCTTGGCTCGCTTGGCATATTGCGGTGCTTACTCGCATCAAGAAGTTGCAAAAACTCGACAATCTCCTGGTGAAGGTCGGCGGCGGCAAGCGTGCGCCCCAGACCGAATCCCAGATGCTCTCCATCGCCAAGATGATGGCGGGCGTAACCTTCCCCGAGACGAGGCGGTAAGTGGATGGCGGGTAATTCTGTGATCGGAGCGCTCCGGGTCGTGATCGGGGCGGATTCTGCCGCCCTCGACAAGGGCCTGAGGGATGCTCAGTCCTCGATCGCGAAGTTCGGCCGGCAACTCGATACTGCGGCGGCAGCTCTTGCTGCATCCTTCGCAGTTGCGATGGGTGGCGTTGCGCTGTCCATTAAGAAGTCTTTGGAAGAGGCCGACAAGCTCGGCAAGCTCGCACAATCGGTTGGCCTGCCAGTCGAGGAATTGTCGAAGCTGAAACATGCCGCCGACCTCTCCGATGTCTCGATCGAGGATTTCGGAAAAGCGATTGTAAAGTTGTCGAAGAATATGAGCGACATCGCCGGCGGCGGAACGGGTCCGGCGGCGGAGGCATTCCGCAAGATGGGCGTGAGCGTTACCGAAGGAAACGGGACGCTCAAATCATCGTCCGCTGTGCTCGATGAGGTTGCCGACAAGTTCGAAGGATACAAAGACAGCGCGGAGAAGTCCGCGATCGCTGTCGCAATCTTCGGCAAGGCCGGGGCGAATATGATCCCGCTGCTCAATGCGGGCAAGGATGGCCTGAAGGAAGCCAAGCAGGAGGCCGAAGAATTTGGCCTTGTGATCGACAAGAAAACAGCAGTTGCGGCGGAAGCCTTCAACGACAACATGACGCGCTTGCACAAGGTCATGGATGGCGTGTCACTTCAGGTAACGGCCTATCTTGCGCCAAACCTTGAAATGCTGTCGAACGCAATGGTGCAACTCGCCAAGGATGGCGGTGTTGTCAAGAATGTCGTCGATGCAATTCAAACTGCAGTTTTGGTAACCGCGCGCGAGGTTGCGCTATTTGCTGTCGGCTTGCAGCGTATTGGCGTCGAGGCCGTCGCGCTAAAGGATCTGCTGGCGTCCCTTACAACTTTCGACACGAGCAAGATTGCCGCGGCTTGGGAGACATTCCAGGCCACCGGCGCTGCGACGAATAAGCAGCTTTCCGAAACGAAGCAGATTTTCGACTCGCTTCAGGGTGCTGCCGTCAATGCGGGCTCGGCAATGGCCGGGGCTTTCCTGCGGAGCCCGATTGCCGGGATGCTGTACGACTTCCGGTCGCTCCAAAAGGAAGTCATCGCAACTGGAACGGCGTTTCTTCAGACGACTGCGCCGGTGCTCGGCTCGAAGTCGGCGCTCGATAGCTTTATCGACAGTCAGAAAAAGGCAATAGCGGCACGCGAAGCGGAAGCCCAGACGATAGGCAAGGATATCGGCGAAAGGGAAAAGCTCAGGGTTGCCCTCGAAGGTGAGGCTATCGCCAAGGCCAATCATATCAAGCTGAATGATGAGTTGAGGGCGAAGCTCGATGCGGTCGGCGTTTCTGCCGCAAATGCGGCCATCAAACTGGCCGGCGCTCAGATGACTGAAGAAATGCTTTTGCCTTGGCAAAAGTTCAACAACGAGCTCGAAAAGAACAAGCAGCTTTTCGATGCCGGCGCGATCTCGGCAGAGACCTATGCGCGCGCCAATCAGGTCGCAGCGGAGCAGGCCGGAAATACCTGGGGTATAGCTGGAGCTTCGATCGCTGGATCGTTCAAGGATATTGCTGGCGCCTTCGGTAAGGAGAATTCCAAGATGGCGAGGGCCGCACAGGTCTTCGGCATCATCCAGGGTACTATCTCGATGTTCACCGGCGCGGCCAAGGCGCTGGAATTGCCATTTCCGGCGAACCTTGCGGCGATGGCGGCCGTGCTCGCAAAAGGAGCGTCGCTTGTCGCCTCGATCAAGTCCCAGAATGTGCCGGCTATGAAAACCGGCGGCGCGATCACGGTGCCGGGCGGGATCGGTGGCGGCGATCGGGTACGTGCCATGGTCGACCTGGAGCCCGGCGAGCAGCTCGATGTCTGGAAGCCTGGCGATGGAAATGCCGACCCGCGCCGCGGCGGCGGCAATGGCGGTGTGGTCAATCTTCAGCTCGTTGGAAAATCGTTCGACCGTGAGCAGGTTGCCGATCTGATGGAAAAGATGCGCGACCTTATGCGAGATGGGTATATGTTGCTGCCCCAACGCTGAGGTGAAAAACCAATGCAACGTGATCCGTCGGCCGACGGCTACCGGCTCAATTTCGCCTGATCCGAACCATGATCGTCATCTCCTCCTCGCTGGTCCTGAGCGAAAGCGATGTCACGCTCGATCATCCGATCGTCGGATATCGCAACCGCGTGACGACAGGCAACATCGGGGCGGATGAAGAGGCTTCCGATTATCCGATTAGCAATCTTGCCAATCCGGCAACGAACTGGCCGCAGATATGGCGGGGGGAATCTATCGATGCGCAGGAGATCGAGCACACCACGGGAAGTGCTGATCCATACGATTTCTGCGGCATTGCCGGGCATAATTTCGGTACCGCCGAGATTGCAGTCTCGATCGAGGGCGATCAGGGCTCTGGTTATTCCGAGCTCGTAGCGCCGGTGATCCCCGGTGACGACTCGCCGCTGCTGTTTCGTTGGACCTCGGGTTCGTTCCAGAAGCTGAAAATCGTGCTCGATGAAGGGTCTGTCGTTCCGGAAGCCGCGGTCGTGTTCTTTGGCAAGCTTCTGGTGCTGCCACGCAAGATTTGGCAGGACCACACTCCGATCACGATGGGCCGGCGCCAGAAGGTCGTGAACGGCATGAGCGAGGCCGGGGGCTATCTCGGCTCGATTCTCACCGGCTCCTGGTTTGAAGGCCGCATCAAGACCTCGCTGCTCGATCCCGACGAATACCGCGAGGACATCGACGCCTTCGTGCGCGCCGCTGTCTTCGAGCGGCAGACCTTCTTCTTCGGGTGGCGACCTCAATCCTATTCGACCGAGGTCGGCTATTGCTGGCCGACCGGCGATGTGCAGCCGAAGAACGCGTCGGGTCACGGCTTGATGGAATTCGACATGCCGATCGCGGGCGTCGTCTGACCTTTCGATGCAGACGCAATCGCTCACCTTTGTCGAGATCGACATCGATCGATGTTCGCGCAGCTACGGGGTATCACCATGTACAGCGTCGATTCCGACGACGGGTGACCGGAAGTGTTTCAATGCACTGGGAACGTGTCAGGATGCGGCGAACTTCAATGACGAAGAGATCACGCTTCGTTTCGGCATGAATGTCGCGCATCTGCCGCGCGCGATCGAATGCATCCCGTGTCTCGTGAGCGTGGACTATTCGCCGGGGACGGTTTCGCTCGGAGCCGATCTCGGAACGCGACCATCGGTGAAGGTAGTCCTGAAGGATCACAAGGACAGCGACACCGGCCCACATGGAGATCCTTATCGTGCCGATCGGGGTTACGACCCGTTCCAGACCGGCACCTTCTTCGGCAAGTTCCGCAACCGGCATCCTTATCTGCGGGGCCGCTCGATCCGCCTGATCCGCGGCAAGGTCGGCGATGCGATCGGGGATATGGAGACTCGGCATTTCGTTATCGATTCCTTCGACGGTCCGCTGCCGGATGGCACTTACAATATCGTTGGAAAGGACCCGCTGAAGTTTCTGGACGACGATCGCGCCCAGGCGCCCGCGCTGTCGTCAGGTTTTCTGCAGGCGACGATCGATGACAACGATATGGCATTCACGCTGCTGCCGTCCGGTATCGGCAACGCGGAATATCCGTCCTCTGGATATGGAGCGATCGGCGGGAAGGAAATCGTCTCTTACACACGCTCTGCGAATTCCGTCACCATCACCGGACGCGGTCTGTTCGGCACCGAAGCGGTCGCGCATGAAGCGCAGGAACGTTTTCAGGTCTGCCTCTATTACGACAGCGAGGACCCTGCGGAGATCATCGCCGATCTCGAAGAGAATTACGGGGGCGTCGATGCCGCATGGATACCGGTCGCGGACTGGCTCGTTGAAACCGATGCCTATCTTGGTCGCGTCTATACCCGCCTGATTGCCGAGCCGACCGCGGTCAAGAAGCTCGTCAGCGAATTGATCGAGCAGGCGGCGCTGGCGCATTGGTGGGATGAGATGGAGCCCGAGATGAGGCTTCAGGTGCTGCGCAGTGTCCCGACCTCGGCCACTGTGTTTGATGAGCGTAATTCGATGGAGGGCTCGATCCAGTGCAAGGATCAACCGGAAAAGCGCATCTCTGAAGTCTGGATCTACTTCTCACAAATCAATCCGCTGAAGCGCGTCGATGATCCTGACAACTACGCTTCGGTTGCGAAGGCGCTCGACGAAAGCTCGATTGCGAATTACGGCTCGACCGCGATCAAGAAAATCTTTGCGGCATGGATTCCGGCGGGCGCGCGCACCACGGCCGATCGGGTCGCGGCGATCCAGATCGGGCGCTTCAAGAAACCGCCGCGCAAGGTAAGTCTCGATATCTGGCGCGATGGAGGGGTGACGCCTGGGCTCGCGCAAGGGTGCCTGGTCGGCGCATGGTTCGTGCAGGACGACACCGGGGCGGCGGACCAAATTCCATCGCAGATCGTGCGGATCGGCCCGGAGGCCGATCGCTACAAGATCGAGATGGAGGAAAATCGTTTCGAGATCGCAGCGGCCGGCGGCGAACTCGTCGTCATCCTCGATGCCGATCTGAACAACGTAAACGCCCGCGATGTGTTCGACGATCAATATTCCGGAGTTGAATCCGGTGATGTCGTTCGCTTCATCATCAATGAAGGCGTTGTCGTCGGCTCCACGAATATTGCAACCCCGGCCTTTGATGTCGGGTCATGGCCGGTTGGCGTTACCTTTATTCTAGAAATCAACGGGTCTCTGGAAGGCAAGGGCGGTCAAGGCGGTGCCGGCGGCAATAAATTAGCCGGATCGGGCGCTGGATCGGTCGGACTCTCCGGCGGGCTGGCTCTCTATACCCGTCGGGCCATCAATCTCGAAGGGCTGGGGACGCTCGGCGGCGGCGGTGGCGGCGGCGGCGGCGGCGGTGCCCCCTATGCTGGTTATGGCGCGGGCGGCGGCGGCGGCGGTCGCGGCCGACAGGGTGGTCCAGGCGGTCTCGGCGGCGGCGGCACCGTCCTCCCCGGCACAGCCGGGAGCCTTGGCACAGCTACAGCTCCGGGGCCTGGTGGGTCCGGTAATGGCATCAGCGGCGATGGTGGCCTTGGCGGTGATCTCGGCTCCTCGGGTTCTAGCGGGTCTGGTCCCAGCGCCGCCGCCGGCGGTTCCCCTGGCAATGCCATCGATGGCGATTCCTATGTGACCGAAACCGGTAGCGTGACGATCTTCGGGGCGAGAGTGAATTGATATGACAATATATTCGCGCTGGCAGGCAACGATTGTTGACGAGGTGGGCGATGCCCAAGCCGGCGCTTCGGTCGCGGTCTATCGCGAGAGTGATGGCGTGCTCTCGCCGCTGAAGCAAAATCGCGCAGGGTCGTCAGGTCTCACCAATCCGGCGACGGCGGATAGCGATGGGTTTGTGTTCTTCTATGCGCCGGCGGGGCGTTATCGCATCGTTGCGACAAAGGATGGATTTTCCCGCGAATGGCGCGATGTGCCGCTCGGCACGGCGCAGGAGGTCGATGTTGATTCACTATCCGGCGACGTGATCCAGTATGGATCGCCGACGGGGGTGCGGTTCATTTTCGACTCTTCGACTTCTGCCGCCGATCCCGGCACGGGAGAATGGCGCTCAAACAGTGGCACGTTCGCCAGCATCACCGCGCTCTATCTCGACAACGCGCAGTTCGACGGCGACAGCGTCACGACCTGGCTCGATGCGCTGGATGATCGCGGATCGTCTTCGTTGAGAGGCACGTTGCGCGCCGAAACGCTCGATGATCCCTCACAGTGGGCCGAGTTCGACGTCACTGGCAGCGTGGTGGATTCGACCGGGTATCGAACGCTCACGGTCACGCCGAAAGCGCAGGTGGGGTGGCCGTTCACCGCCGCATCGGTGCAGGCGTTCACCTTTGCCCCGCCGGGGCCGCAAGGTGAGCCCAGCACAGTTCCGGGTCCGACCGGCGAGGGGCTTGATTACGATCAGATCGTTGCCGACATCACCGAGCGCGATGCCGTCACCACGCCGGTCGGTGTGCGGGTAGCGGTTTCCGATATCGGGGATGGCCGCTCGGCGATCTATGAGCTTCTGGATGACTCGCCCCAGACCTGGTCCGATCCGCTTTACATCTCCGGGTCTGGTGGCACGGGGTCTGGCGTGAGCCTGCAATCGACGACGCTCGCTTTCCTGACCGCGATCTAGCCGTCGCACTTCAAATCAAAATTTAGAGCCTGATGAGGAGCGAGCGCGATGGCGGTCGAACGCTACGAACTTACGGCTGACACGGACACCCTCATTCACACCTGTGACACGGGTAAGGTCGACACGGTCAATGTCAGCTTTTGCGCGAAGAGCGCGAATGCTGCGATCCGATTGGCTCACACGGGCGGTTCGACCCCGGCTGCGACCGATTATCTCGAATATGGGCGAACGCTGGCTGCGGCCGACAGCTTTGAGCGAACCGGAATCTACATGACTGCGGGCGAGAAGCTCTATGCGCGCGCCAGCGCGTCGGGCGTGAGCGTCGTCGTCACTGGCCCGAGGGAGAACGCCTAATGCCGAGGTCAGGTGGGTTAGGCGGCGGGGCTGCCATTCAGGGCGGCTTCGCCTTTTCGGCGGATATTTCGCCCGCGCAGATCACGTCGAACCAGAACGATTACGCGCCGACCGGCTATGCCGATGCGGTCGTGTATCGGCTCGATCTCGACGCAAACCGCACCATCACCGGTATCGCCGGGGGCGCTCGCGGTACCTACAAGATCCTGCACAACCTCAGTTCCTACAAGCTGACGTTGTCGAACGCCGATACGAACTCAAGTGCAGCCAATCGCTTCGACATGGCGTCGGATGTGATCCTTGCGCCAAAGACTTCTGTCGAGCTTGTCTACGATAACACCGCGCAGCGCTGGAAGATCATGGCGCGACCGGTGCTGGGCCGATATCCCCTGTGGGTTCCAGCGGGAGCAATGAAGCCGCGATCCTCCAACGGATGCGCGCCGCTCGCCACGGTCGAGACATCGACCAATAAGGTCAATCTCAACACGCTCGATTTCGACCCATCTGCGGACGAATACGCGCAGTTCACGTTTCCGGCGATCAAGGGCTGGGACAAGTCCACCATCACGGCCAAGTTCAACTGGAAGCACGCATCGACCACGACGAATTTTGGAGTGCGATGGCAAGCGCAAGGCGTCGCGTTGTCCGATGGCGATGACGGCGATACCGCATATGGCACTGCGCAGGTAGTCGACGACACGGGCGGCACGACCAACAAGAATTATTGGTCTGCCGAGACCCCGGCCATCACCATCGCGGGATCTCCGGCGACCGGCGATACGGTGTTCATGCAGGTGGGCCGCGTCGGGTCCAACTCTGCGCAGGACACCATGGCGATCGATGCCGGACTGATCGGCGTCGTGCTCTATCTCAACATGACCGCGCCGACGGAGGATTGATCATGCCGATGCGCGATTATGCCGTCATCAACGAGGCGGGCGAGCTGGAGGAGATCGTTCCTCATCTCGAAGAGATGGTGCCGCCGCTCAATCAGCAGGTCGGCAACAAGGCCTATCCGGTCGTGCGGGTCAGCAATCCGCCGACGCAGTTTCACGCAAGGACCGGAGAGACTGCGGCCGTCGTTAGTGGCCAGTATGTCATCACCGCGACATGGGCGGCGCCGTCCGATCTCGATGCGGTGAAGGCGTCGCTGCGTCAGCAAATCGACAATTACGCCGAGACCATCCGCCTGCAATTCATCACGCCAGGCGCCGGACAATCGATGGTCTACCAGCGCAAGGCGCAGGAGGCGCGGGACTATCTCGCGCAGGAAACCCCGAACCCCGCGAACTATCCAATCCTGATGGCCTCAGTCGGGATCGAAGGCGAAACGCTCGCACAGGTCGCCGGCATGGTGGTCGCGAAGGAAAGCCTGTGGGCGGGAATTTCGGCCTTCATTGAAGGCAAGCGGCTCGCCGGCAAGGCGTCCGTCAGTGACGCTGCCGATGCTGTCGCGGCCTGCGCTGCACACGATGCGATCGACTGGACGCTGCCGCAATGATCGATATTGGCCCGCCTCCGAAATTCCCGCGACCGGCGATTATCCTGCCGCGCCCGGCAGAGATCATCCGTCCGGGTGATCCGCGGTTTGTCGTTCCGGCGAACAGCGCTTTCCCGTTGACGGGCTTGAGCGGTTTCGGCGTTGGGTCGTCAGGCGCTCTTGGGTATCGCTACTGGCGATTCAGCGCCATCACGCCTGGGACGTCTCCACAAATCGCTGAAATCACACTCACGCTCGGCGGCGTCGATCAGACCATCACGTTTTCGAGCGGAACGGGGACTTCCGCAACGCAAAGCGGACATACGGTCTCTGGCGATAGTGTTTATGGCGCAGGGCAAGAGCCTTGGCGCGCGGTCGCGAAGGACGGTACGTCAGCCATTTTTGGCTCGAACGCGGTCGGCAGCGGCGCTTACTGGAAGTATGATTTCGGCGTTAACGTAAATCTCGACGGATATTCTCTTCAATGTCCGCTCGGCAGCACCACATATATGTGGACGGCCTGGACGTTCGCGGCGTCCAGAGACGGGGATGGCGTCTCTTTTACGACGCAGGATACGCGATCGGGCCAGACATGGTCGACCAGTCAGATAAGGTCTTACAGCTTTACGATGGTATGAAGTCGTCGGTCGATCCGGCTCGGGAGCTCCGAACCCAAACTTCGTCAAAAATATACTGGCAACATCAATTCGCGCCCCAATGCGGCAACATCTGCGACGGGTGTTTCATACTTGAGCGGGAATTTCGGCCACAGTTTTTCGAAGTCCGCGAGCGTGTTGCTATCGCCGCTTCCGCCAAATTGACGCAACCGCGTGAAGTTACCGAAGCGGATGTTTCGCCATTCGTCGGCGAACAATTGGACGGCGGTGTTTTTCAAAACATCGTAGGACGTTCGCAGGGTGTGGTCGCTCTCCTGCATATGGACCTGGCGGCGCACCAGGATGTTGCCGGTATCAATGCCTGCGTCTATTTCGTGGATAGTTGCGCCCTTCGGCGTTCTGTGCAGCCATGAAAAGAAGTTCGGCGCTGCGCCGCGATTCCACGGCAGCAGGGAAATATGCAGGTTAATCATCCGGCCGTCGAAATGTGAGATCCACGGCTCTTTGATGATCCGGCGATAGCCGTAAGACACCACGAAATTGAATTGCCGGTAGTCCAGATCGCGCCAGTCGTCATTGAACGGCGTAACGCGATCCCCTGTGGTGGATATAGCCGAGGCGATTGAATCGGGTTCGGGCGAGAGCAGTAAGACGTGCATTTGAGAAGAATTAGCGGCGTATTTTCTTTGCGAGCATTCGGGCCGGACTCAACCATCGGGTGAATTGCTCGTCAAGCGGGCACTGAGCCCATATCCACAACCTACAGATACAGTGTGTTAAATGGCTGGGCGAAGCCAAGCGCCACGCCTTGCAGCCTCCATCCTCTCTACAAATCGATAGGTGACACATGCTGCGAGTGATCGTGGCTGCGCTTGCTATTGCGAGCGTGGCCTCTCCCGCTTTTGCGCAAGTCGATTTCTTTCAAGGCCCGTGGAATGTCCATGCGCAGCCGGCCTATAGCCAGCGTGCGTCTCGATCGAGCTGGGTGCCGCCGCGCAATGCTCAGTGCGGATGGTATCTGCGAAGGAAGCTCGGGCACGGCGATGCCGGCCTGAACCTTGCGCAAAACTGGGCGAGAAAATTCCCGCGCACGTCAGCGCGTCCCGGCGCCGTCGTGGTCTGGACCCGTGGCGGCAACAAGGGCCATGTCGCTCAGATCGTCTCCATGCAGGGGCGCTGCCGCGCTGTCGTCAACGATAATGGCGGAACCTATTCGCGCGACATCTGCCGGCGTGTGATCGCCTACGTGCAGCCGTGAACGCGTTTCAGAAGATCGGGGACTTTCTGCTCATCCTGTTCGCCGGGATATGCGTCCTCGTCTTTGCCGTCTGGTACGTCGGCCTCGTTCAAGCCGCCGAAACCTGCATGGCGTCTCACTATGGCGTCGGTGACGGCTATGGCGGCAAGCGCACGGCATCGGGCGAGACGATGAGCCCGAATGCGATGACGGCCGCGCACCGAACCCGGCCGTTCGGCTCCCATGTCACCGTGACCAATATCAACAACGGTCGCTCGGTCACGGTGCGGATCAATGATCGCGGTCCGTTTGTTGCCGGCCGGTGCATTGATCTGAGCCCGGCTGCGGCCCGCGCCATCGGCATGGGCGGCACGGCGCGGGTGAGCGTGCGATGATCGACCTGCGATCAGCCGCCATGATCGGCCTCGCGGCTTTGTCATGTCTCGGCATCCTCGCCTATGCGCTGCGCTGGCTCTGGATCGCGATGATTGCTGTAGCGATGCTGCTGCACGCCTATTCGGCGGCGCGGGCGGAGGAACTGATTGAGACGACCGAGCAGGAATATTCCGAGATTCAGAAATGGATTCCTGCCACCTGCTGCTGGACCGGCAACTGCTGCAAAAAGGTCCACGCCTCCGCATTGATCCAGCTTCCCGACAACCGCGTGCGCGTGGTCGCGACCGGGCAGGAATTGCCTCGGACCGGCTGGTCTCAGGACGGCCAGACCTGGCGCTGCACCTGCGATTTCGTTCCCGCGCTTTCGATCTGGCGCTCGCATCCGCACGCGAAGACCCACTGCGTGTTTCCCGTCTCCCAAGGCTACTGATCCCCGGAGCAATCGATGACCTTCAAGATCGACGGTCGGCCGATGACGGTCGACGGCTTCCGCTCACATGTCGAGGGACTGTCCTTTTCGGCCTGGAAGCCGTCCGGCATCGCGGTCCACAACACCGCGAATCCGTCGCTCTATCCGCTGAAGGGACATGGATCGTGGCACGGATCGAGCGTCACGCCTGCGCAGCGGGTGAAGAACCTTGCTGCCTATTATAGCGGCCTCGGCTGGCCGGCGGGCCCGCACCTTTTCGTCGACGACCAGTTCATCTGGCTGTTCACGCCGTTGACGCAGAAAGGCGTGCATTCGCCGTCGTGGAACGGGACCAAGATCGGCATCGAGATGGTCGGCGACTATGACATCGAGTCCTTCAATGAAGGGCCCGGCGCCAAGGTGCGCGACAACACGGTGGCGGCGCTCGCGATCCTTCACGCCAAGCTCGGGCTCGATCCGCAGACCATCAAGCTGCACAAGGAAGACCCTGCGACCACGCATGCATGCCCCGGCAAGAATGTCGGCAAGGCCGATCTGATCCGCCGCGTCGTCGAATATATGGGCGAGGGTGGGGAGCATGATCTCCCGGAGGATGTTGGCGCTACGCCTGCACCGGCGCCCGCGGTCGAGCGCGCCGGTGTGGTGCTGGTCGATGACCTCTCGCTCCGCGAGCTCGCCAGCGCGGCCAGCGCCAAGAAAGGCTCGCTGCCGAAGGAAATCGTCGTCACGGTGCTGTCCGAGGCGATGAACGGCGAGACCAAATGGCTGCGCGTGCGCACGCCGGCGGGATATCTCGGGTGGGTCTCCGCCCGTTTTGTCGACGTGCGCGGCCCGAAGAAGCCCAAGGTCACCCGGCAATGGATCGTGGAGACCCTGATGGGTCTCGGCTGGTCCAGAATCGCGGCCTACGGTCCGACCGCGAATGCCGCCGAGGAATCGAGCCTCGATCCCGATGCTGTGGGTGACAGCGGCAAGGCCTACGGCCTCTGGCAATGGCACAGCGACCGGCAGGCGACCTTCAAGCAGGTGTTCGGCAAGGCCCTGCAGGAAGCCTCCGCTCTCGAGCAGGTCAAATTCCTGGATTGGGAATTGCGCAATACCGAGCGCGCCGCTGGTGAGGCGCTGAAGAAGGCAAAGACCGCGCGCGAAGCCGCCGCCGAGTTCTGCCGGCTGTTCGAGCGGCCGGCCAATCCCGCCAAGGAAATGAAAGAGCGCGGCGATCTCGCGCAAGCCTGGTTCGACGCGGACAGCAAGTGATCTGCATTCGCTGCCGCATGGGCCGTGGTGCGGCTCTGTTCCTCATCGCCATCATTCTCATCGTGATCTGGAGGCTGTCGTGAGCAACGTGCTTTTCATCAACGGCATGGGCGGGGATATCACCAGCTTCACGCTGGCCGCTCTGCGCAACCGGACGATAGCCAAGTTCGGCAAGAGCATCTATGCGCCGCCGCCGGTCGATTACCAGGAGACGGGCCTGATCCTCCGCTACCTCGAGAAGTGGAAGGACGTTCAGATCCTCGTAGGCCTTTCCTGCGGCTGTTCGACCATCAACGCCATCGCCAAATATGCAGCCAAGGGCGAGCGCATTCCGTTCGCGATGTTCTATTCGCCGTCGATCTGGTGCGGCGTTGGTACTGTTCCGCCGATCATCGAGCATGCGGCCGAGGTCAATTCCTGGCCGGCGGATTTCTTCAATCCTGGCAGCCGACGCCTGATCGTTCCGGCTGCTGGCAACAGCGCCACGAAGTTCGACGCGCCGATCAAGACCGGGCTGGCGCACGGCTTCACTCCGAACTCGCCTGAAGCCGAGAAGCGGCTATTCGCCGAGATCGAGCGCTCGCTCGCGAAGTAGTTCCAAACACAACAGGAGCATTTCAATGAACCCGCTTTTGTGGACGAAGCCGCAATGGGATGCGGCGGGCCGTCATCTACTGACATTCCTCGGCACCATCATGCCGCTTTTGGTCCTGACCGGCATCATCAAGCCGGATCAGGCCGGAACGTGGACGGCGTGGATCACCAATCTGTTCGGCGCCGTCGCGACGCTCGTGCTGGCGATTGCTCCTATCTATGCCGCGGTGCGGGCCGCCATGACGGCGAGCCCGGAAAATCAGGCGGTGCAGACGGTGAAGAATCTGGAGGCCGGCATTCCCCTGAACGGCAAGCGCGATCAGCTCATCGCGGCCGTGGCGGAGCAGCCGGACGTGGCCAAGGTCGAGATGGTCAATCCGAACCGGGCCGAAACAATCCTCAGTGACAAGGTGGTGTGACATGAAGAATCTGTTCGCATTTCTGCTGCTGGTTCCGCTGCTGGGCGGCTGCAACTGGCAGACCACCAAGGCTGTCGTCGTCGGTGTCGACAATCCCGTGACGGTGGAAAAGATGTACCAGGTGGAGCAGGCCGCGGTGATTGTCACCTCCGCCTTGAGCACCTACAGGAGCCTTTGCGCCCAGAAGCTGATCGACCAGAAATGCCGAAACGTGATCGTGCAGGCGCAGGCCTACACCAGGCCGGCGGCGAAGCAGCTTGTGACGCTGCGGGCCTACTTCAAGGCGAACGACAAGCTGAACGCGATCAACGCCTACAACACTCTCACCCAATTGCTGGCCGACGCTCGCGCGGTCGCAGTGCAGAACGGGATCGTGGTGCAATGAACGCGCAACAGATTCTCGATGTCATCGCCAAGGGGTTCACACTGATCGAAGCGCTCCGGCAGGCGACCGAGGCCGCTACCCCGGCGATCAAGGCGCTCTACGATCTGATCGAAAAGCAGAAGTCAGGCGCCATCATCACCGAAGTCGATCTCGCGCGCGTCGAGGCGATCCTTGATGCGCAACTCGACGCCTTCAATACGCCGCTCCCAGCATCGTGAACATTCTCATTGCGCCTACGTTATGAGGACATGCTGACCATGCCGAAGCTTGAGATCGATTATAAGATCAATGTAGGCAACCTGCTGAATGCCCTGCTGCTGGTCGTGGGCATTCTCGGCGGCGCCTTTGCCTATTTCGCGGATCAGAAGATCGAGAGCCAGTCGGTGAAATCGCTGCAGGTGCAGGTGCAGAGCTTACAGGCGGCAGATCAGCAGATCACCAGCAAGATAACCGAGGTCCAGCAATTGACGACCAATCGGCTCTCAACACTGGAAGCGCAGAACACTTTCATCATCCGGTCACTGGATCGGATGGAGGCCGCAATAACCCGCGTGAAGCCGATTCCGTAACCCCTTCCTCCCGCGTGGCGTATCAACCTGGCCCGGCCTTGTGCCGGGCCTTTTTGCTTTATAGTCCCAGCCATGCCCAAAGGATTCGTCATCCGCGTGGACGGAATCAATCGCACCTTCCGCGACGACGGGACGGCCGCGTATCAGGCCGCGATCTATCTGAAGCAGCGCAATCCGCAGGACATCGTCGAGGTCATTGACGAGGAGGCGGGGACGGTGAGCGTTGTGCTGCCGGATGGAAGGTTGGGTTAGGCAAAGAAAAACCCGGCTCGCTCATCGCGGCCGGGCTTCTGGATCGAGGGTGCGAGCCAATTAGGCCGCCTTCTTCCTTTTGCTCATCGTTCGCAGCATTTCGAGCACAGCGTCAGGGTTGCGCTCAATAAGCATCAGGTATGCGCGCACGCCACCGAGCGGTCGCGTGCGATTCTGCTCCCAGTCCTTGATCTGGTTGATGGTGAAGCCGAAGGCCCCGGCAAAATCCTCCTGTTTAAGGTTGAGTTTTGCTCGGATGGATCGCACATCGATCTCCGGCGGCACATGAAGCCGGAAGGGCTTCTTGTCTCCGCGGGCGACCGCAAGTGCCTCCTTCAGCCCTTCTGCGATCTTATCGAATGCTTTTTTGGTCATCGTCTTGCACCCACCTTTGTCACCTTCGTCGCGTATTCCTTCGCGATCAGTTTCGATAGCTCCTTCAGTTGATTTTTCTCACCTTGAGTCAGATCCGATTTCTCCCCCTTCCCGCCGGCCTCGATCAGCTTGCCTTTGTCGGTAAGCTCGCGCGACAGGCGCTCTAGGAATGCTTTGTCGGCCACAGTTGTCTCCGCAAGTGAATGAACGGCCTGTTTACGCGGGTAGGACGCGGTTGAGGAAATCCCGCAACGCCCGCAGTTCTGACGGCGGGATTTCCGCCCGATGAAAGCCGTCAGGGTCGATCTCGATTTGCCGCTCGTGGAAAGCGATCTCTCCCCATCCATCGGCGCGGCCGTGCCCCGACATTCTGACGGTCAGCAGGCCGTCATCGAAGCTCAGAACCTCGTTGCGCTTGAGCCCGTCCCCGTCGCAAGCGAAGTCGGCCGGATGGGTGCATCGGCACGCCTCGCACCGGATCAATTCGCCAGAACACGCCATCAGATTTCTCCGTTGATCTTCTCAGTGGACGACACGATTACGCGGCGATGGGCAGCGACACGTCGAAGAAGCCAAGCGCGCCCCTGTACGGCTGAAAAGGCAACGGCCTCGGCGATGCCAGAGCAAAGCCGTATTCGCCGAAAAACCAAGGCGACGTGCTTTCGCGCACGCAATCAATAATCTCGACCGAGCCGACGATGCCGCCGCGCGGCAACTCATCGAAGGCGGGAAGCGCAAGCCCCGCAGGAAACGGATGTATGCGGCTGATCGCGTGAGCCGTCGCCAGCGCGTCCTCGTATTCGTCGCGCGTCATTCCTTTGGAGGCATGAACAAGCACCCGCCCGCGAAGCTGCGTCGGCCAGTCCCGGTTCTCGATGTCTTTGCCTGCATTCAGGATCAGCCACGCCCATGGCTGCCTTATCGCGATCGCCTTCATGCTCGTCTCCGTAGTGTCAAAACTGAAATACTGCGCTACCCGAACACGCCGGCCGCGAGCGCCGGCAGAGTGAATTTCCCTTGCCATGTATTCCACGCTTTGCTGACAGCGCCCGTGCCGGGGAATAGATCGGTCAGTTCATCATCGGGTCGTGCAGCTGCAAGCTCGAACGCCCAATGGCAGACGGCCTCCGGCTTCGCGCCGGTCAGGCCGCGCTTGAGTGTGACGCTTTCCTGTATCCAATCCCGCATTACGAGGCGCTTGCTCACCACAGGCTTGCGGAGCGCCTTGATCGCTACGGGCTCCCAGGCATAGGCCACAGGCACGTTGCGCTTGAAGGCTGCGAAGCCCTTAACCCACGAGCACCAGCGAGCGCCGGTCGGCAGGATCAGCCGGGTATAAAGCGCGAGGCTTTCCGGCGTCGCAGATAGGTGCAGGACCCATCCATCGAACTCGTCTTGCAATTGCTCGACCAGCCGCTCGTGCGTGGCCGGATCATCCCAATCGAGCGCCTGCGGATGGTGCTCGGCATAGAGCTTCCCGCAGCCAAGGTAGGGAGGATCAGCGTAGCCTAAGCGCATTTCCAAACCTCTCGTTATTTCGCTTGGCGTTGACGCTTCCGCGCCTGCCGCTCCAGCCACCGTTTTCGCTGGCGAGTGCCTGGCACGTCGCGCAGGTCAACCTCATGGGCCTTGGGGCGCTCACGCTCTCGGTGATGGATTGGAGCGCCGATCATGGATGCGGCAGCAGCGGCGGCCACGAGGCCCGCCATCGGTGAAATTGTCCGTCGCATGTCCTATCCATTCCCTCGTTCTGTCAGGCCCTAACCGTTGATCTGTGCGGTTACGATTGAAGAGCGCGCTCGCCCTTCTCGAATTCCATCAGCTCCCCGGTCTCGGGGTTCGGGATCAGGAGCTTGTCGCCGGGCCGCAGGTCGTCGACGATACCACGCATCCATTCGACGGCGCGGCGGCGACCCTCTGGCTTGGTGTCCTCGCTCTTGAAAAGAGCCAAAATGTTGTCCGGGCACACTGGCACCATCGTCCTATTCCTTCCCCGTTCCGGTCGAGAGTTGGCTAATCCTTTGCGCTGTTCATGATCGCCCGGCCGATGACTTCCGGTATTTGCGGGACGACTGCGTTGCCAAGGCCCCGCAATCGGTCCACCCGATTGGGAACCCCATCAGCCACTCGATCCACGGCGGGTTCAACGGTCCACCATCCTCGCGAGCCACGGCTGTCGCTAAATCGTCCCCGCCGCTGTTCGGTCGCTTCAATCGTGCAAAGTCCGGCCCGCTCGGGTTGGCCTTCGGTGTTGGCCACCGCTTCAGTCCGCGTGCGATCTCTGTTCGATTTAGCCTCGACGATCTCAGGCCCGTGCATGGCCGTGGCGTGGGCAAAGGAGCGAGAAAGTTCCTCGGCGATCTCCCCGCTGATCGGAGTGCGACCGCTTTCGTGTTGCTCGCCTCCGGTGTCGGTAGCAACGATCCAGATGCGGTCGCGCTGGTGAGGGGCGCCAGCGGCGCTCGCCGGTATGCAATGCCACTCCGTGTCATACCCGACCGTGGCCAGGTGTCCGCAAATTTGGTCCAGCCCTCGACTAAGCAGAGCTGCCACGTTCTCCAGCACCGCGTATCGTGGTCGAACCAAGCGAATGGTTCGAAGTAAATTCCAGACGAGTCCCGAACGGGAGCCGGCAAGTCCGGCACCTTCTCCAGCGAATGAAATGTCCTGGCAGGGGAACCCAGCGGAGATAACGTCAACGCCTTCCTCAACGAGGCGTTGAGCCCCACGATACCCGTCCGCCAGTTCGGAACGTCCGGCCACCATTTTCTCAGTACCTCATCGCCAAATTCGTCGATTTCGCAGAACGCAACCGTCTCCATCCCAGCACGCTCAAGACCAAGGCTGAAGCCTCCGATTCCGCTGAAAAGGTCGAGGACATTCATCGGTTCCGTTAACGCCCAATCTGCGATTTCAACGGCACGACATTCGCGGCCTCGGCTTTGAACTGAGGGTGTTTGGTCTGCATGTGACGGGACATGTTCGAGAACGTTCGCTGGCAGCACGGGCAGGTGCCAGCAGCCGCGCGTTTCTTTAGGCGCTTAGTTGTGGCCTCGGCTTTGTCAGCCCGCTCCCGCGCCATGCGGGCCTCGTCTTCAAGCATGGCCTCGCGCTGCTTGAGCCGGTCGCGTTCCCGACGCAGTTTGTCGGTCTCGGTTTCTTTCCACGATAGGGCGTGACCGTGCGGGCAATAGATCGTATGGGCAGCGTTCTGCGCGCTATCTAGGAGCCGCTTGGGCAGCATGAAGGGCGTGCCGCACCAGCAGGTCGTCCGAGCGAGCTCCAAGGTCGTCTCCACTGCGCTCTCCTCAAGATTTCACGAGGTCGGCCATGTCCTTGTCTCGGACAAAGCCATTGCATTTGGAGCAGAACTGGCCCGGCTCACCCTCGCTATTGGTCTCGGGCTCGAACTCGTGGTTGCACTGGTTGAAAAAGGTCAGCCATGCTGCGAAGCATTCAAGGCAAAACCAGTAGTCTCCCATCATCGTCATCTTTTCGATGGGGAACTCTTTCGAGCAGTGTTCGCAGCCTTGAAGGTCGATTTCGATGTCAGCCATGGCGCTAACCGTTCCTTATCGTCCTGCCCGCACAGCCGCTTCCCAATGCGAGAAGTTCTCCGCGATCTGGCTGAGTGACGACCCGCGCTTGAGGCTGTTGAGCAGGATCAATGTGTGGCTGATGATCGCCTGATCGGTCTGGCGGGAGAGCCAGGCAGTGAGATCCGCAACGATGATTTGAGTGTCGAGAGGGTTTTTGTGGCCGAAACGGTGGCCGGACGTTTTGAAAGGGCCAGAAAACGTGGTGGGCCCGGCAGGACTCGAACCTGCAACCAGACCGTTATGAGCGGCCGGCTCTAACCATTGAGCTACGGGCCCGGCCGGTTGAGGTACCGGGCCCGTCCTCTTAGCAATGCCGGGAGGCGAGGC